CATTGGCGGTACCTGGCCCGCGCGGGGCATCGTGCTCGAAGAAGATATGATCGGCGCGAATACCCGCGACGCTGGCCAGCATCGAGCGATAGACGGCATCGATGTGATAGCGCCCCACTGCCGAGAACTGGTTCTTGATGCGCAGGCCCAGCGCGTCGTTGCTTTCCGCATCGGCGCCCGGGGTGATGATCCACTCCTTGTCATCGTTGCGAGCCGAGAGGATGCCGGCCACGGCTTCACCGGCTGGGCTGACCATGGCCTGTACCGGCTTCACCCGGTAGATGGTGCCGTTGATGCGCTCGGTGCTGACCCAGATATCGGCCGGGATGGTGACCGCTTCGCTCGGATTGGCCTTGACGAAGTTTATTACCCCGCGGGTCTTCTGGTCGTCTTTGCGGGTCAAGTCCACATCCCATGCCTTGAGGTCGAGATAGGCATCGGTGGCGGTGGCGGCAAAGGTGTTGGGCAGCACATGACCAGCCAGGAGTGTACGGACAAGCCAAAGCGCCGGGGTGATGACCACGCCGCGCACCAGTCGCCAAAATGGGCTCACATCGCTGTCGTTGGTGATAAGGGAGCCGGCGGCCTCGACCTCTTTTTTAAGCTCGGCCTCCATGGCATGTTCGGTGGTCGGGATGCCGGTCTCGGCCAGCAGGGCCATAAAATCCACGTTTGGGCGCAGGTTCACAGGGTTACCTCCAGATCGCCAAATTCATAGGTGCGGGCGGTGACCAGCACCCGCTCGATATCCTCCTCGCAGATCACGATGGTGCCCGGGATCAGCCGCTCGTCGTTCTCAACCAGCAGCTCTATCTCGGTCATTACATCGGCGCGCAGGGTTGGGCTGCGCTCGCCAATCAGCTTGCGGGCCAGCACCGACTCCATGATCCGGTGCTTGATGTCCTGGCCGATGCTGTGGCGGTCCTGGGTGTAGCGGGGTTGGCCACCAGCATCGAGCTGCCAGGCGCCGTTCACCACCCAAATGTCGATGTACTTGGGCTCATGGTTCAGGGGCTCGCTCATCACGGGGTCTCCAGCTAGGCGTTCTCGGCCAGCTGCTCGGGGGGGGGCGCAGCGGCATTGGCCTGGATCAGCTGTTTTCCAATTCCGCCTGATGGCACCGCGCTTTGCTCTTGCTGGCGGTAGCGGGCGAGTGGTGCATTGATGACCTCTTGTTGCCGTTCAGGTGCCTGTAGGTTCATTGCCCCCGGCATGACCGGCACCTTGAGGGGAGAGATGGCAGGCATTGCCAGCTCAGGCATGGAGTCAAACTCGATATTGACGCCCGGGATCATGTTGAGCTTGTCGATCAACCAGTCCACTGCTTTGCCGATCAGTTGAAAAGGACTCAAGTCAGCGAGTAGCTGCATGAAGTTGGCCCATCCGGCAGCCGCTCCATCGACCATTGCGGTCATGGCCTCGAACACGCCCCAATCAGCCAGGGTTTGCTTGAGGTCATCCCAGTAGTAGATCGCCAGCCCAATGGCACCAACGAGCAGCCCGCCGATGAGATAAGCCAGCAGCACGGCAGGGTTGGCCGCCATCATGATGTTGACGGCCAGCATGATGGCCCGAAACGACACCAGGCCCGCTTTCAGCAGGTTGAGCGGGGCAAGGATGATGGACCAGGCAATACCCAGCCCCAGGGTGGCCAGCTTGGCGATCCCGGCAACCAGCATCCAGGTGCCAGTGACCATGCTTAAGCCAACGATGGCTAATGCTGCATAGCTGATCACCTTGGTCAGGTTCGGGAACAGGTGCGTCCAGCGCAGCACCTCATTGGCGCCATCGGCAAAGACGCTCATCACGGCGTTGATGGCGGGTAGTACCACCCCGAACGCGGCGGCGCGGATGGCGAACCAGGCTTGCTCGACCCGCTGCCACTGGTCAGTCATGGCGGCGGCCATCTGCTCGGCCTTGCCCATGCCGTGGGTGTTGGCCAGCGCGTTGATGTTGGTGGTGAGCCCCTTGGTGTTGGTCATCAGGAGCTTGATCATGCTGACCGCCTCATCAGAGCCGAACGCCTTCTTGAGCTCGTCCCCTTCGGCCACGCTCAGGGTGTCCCCATAGCGGGCTTTGAGCTTGTCCAGCATGGTGAGCACCGGCAGCATGTTGCCCGCGGCATCGGTGAACTGGATGCCGAGCGCCTTCTGGGCATTGCCGACGCCAGCCAGAAACGCCTTGAACTTGGTACCGGCCTCGCCGCCACTCATAGTGGCTTGCAGCTGACCGAGTACTGCGAACTGTTCATCCATCGCAATGCCAGCGGCGGTGGCGTTGGCGCCGATTGCCCCGAACGCGTCGGCCATGCCCTGACCAGTGGTCTTGAACAGCTGTACCGCGAGCGCCGTCTTACCGGCCACATCCTCGACCCAGTTGGCCTTGCCCATCTGCTTGGCCTGCTGCTCGAAGATGCCGTACATGGTGCCCATGTAGTTGGTGATAGTGGCGGTGTCGGCCTTGGTCGCCTTGGCCAGGGTGGTCGATGCGCGGGTAAAGGCGGGCAGCTCGTTACCTTCGAGCCCCGCAATCGCCGACTGGATATCGTAGGAGGAGCGGACAATCTCGGTGGCCGATTCCCCGTACTGGATAGCGAGCTTCAATGCCTCGCGCCCGAGCGCCCCGAGCACCTCCTTTTGCACATCGAGCGAGGCCACCTCGGCCAGCGCCCGATCCATCTCAATGGCCGGGCCCAAGGCAGACTGGATCGCCATGCCACCGGCGGCCACCGTGGTGGCTCCCATGGCCATGCTGCTCCAGCCCTGACGGCCGGCCTTGCTGACCTTGTCCATCTGGGCATTGATGCCAGCAAGGGGCTTGGTGACTTGATCCACCAAAGCCACCTGCATCATCAATTTTTCCATCCAGGCCATAGGTCGTTATCCGTTGAATGCGTTGGCGATGCCCTCGGCCACAGCAGCGGCGTGGGACTCCCGAGCGTGTCGGTCTAACCAGAGGGCGCGGGCCAGGCTGTCGATGTCGTCATCGTCATGAGGCAGGTAGTGGCGCCGCAGCGCCAGCGCCTGCTCCAGGTGATTGCGCTCGATAGCCTCGGCGCGCGCCGTCAGTTTTTTACGGTGATCTCCAGATCGGGGGCGAACTGCTGGTTAATGGCGCCCGCCAACTGCAGCGCCGCGCCCGGGCGTTTGAGCAGCTCATCGAGTGCCTCTTTGCTCTCCTGGCAGACGATCTTTTTCAGGTAGTTGTGGGCCGGCGCTACTTTGTCGCTTGGCATCATGTCGTTGATAAAGCCGTTGTAGGCCACCATGGTGGGGGCGAATTTCAGCTCTTTGCCGGCGATGTCCAGGGTGATGATGGGTGTGGTCATGGGTTGGTTTCCTCTTGTTCAATCCAATGGTTCAGGGTGTTGATTTGGGTTTGGCAGCGGCGCAGCGCCATCTGCAGGGCGGGGATAAACCGCACGGCATCGCCGTAGGTGCGCCCCGTGAAATCAGGCTCCGGGCAGTGGGGCACCAGCCCCGGCGGCGGTAGCCGCTTTACCACCTGCGTTTGCACCACGGTTGTTGGCTGGCTGGAGCAAGCGCAGAGCAACGTCAGGCAGAGGCTCGCGAGCACAGTCCGGGCGGCCCGCCGGCGGCGTGGCCAGCGCTTGTTGCAGTTCATCGGCGGTTTTCCTCTGTTGTTGGTCGAGCTCGGCCAGGGCGGCGTTCTGGGTGCCCAGCAATTTGCGCAGCCCCGCGGCATCGCGCTGCAGCGTCACCAGCTGGCTAGCCTGCTGCTCGTTGGTCTGCTGCAGGGTGTTGATGGTCTCGTTGGCGGTGGCGAGCGCTTTGCCGCGGCTCTCCAGTATCCGGCTGCCAAGAAACAGGGCTGCGCCCATCACCAGCACCAGGACCAGCAGCACATTGGAAAACAGCTCCTTGAAGGTGCTCATGCCAGTACCCCGCCGAACTCGGTGAACTTGGCCAGCAGGTCAGCCAGCTGGTGCTCGCGCTGACCGTAACCGGCGCCCGGCAGGCTGGCCCAGATGTTGGCGCACTTGGCCACCGCTTTGGGGATTCGTCCTCTAAGCACATCGTCCAGCGCCTTGCGCTCCCGAATAAGCTGGATAGCCCAGCTGTCTTGCGACTCGGGGCCAAAGTCAGGCAGCCCGAGCTGGTCGCGGTAGTGGGCCCAGTGCTTTGACAGGAACTGATAGCGGCCGGCCGCGGTGCTGCTCAGGGTCTTGTTGACCTGCACCAGCACGTTCGGGTGGGTGACGTAGCTCTCAAAGAACCCCGCCGGATTGACCAGCTTGTTGTAGCCGTCATCGCCCCGGCCCTTGGTGCTTTCGGCATAGGCCAGCATGTCGAGAAACGCGGCCACCTGCGGGTGGCAGTGACTACGCGGCATCGTTGTTCCCCCTTTTGTTCAGCACCGTCTTGGCCTTTTCGCGGATGATGTCCACCCCGAGCAGTCCCACCACACCCCCGATAAAGGGGGCAGCCTCATAGGGGACGCCGAGCAGGGTGGTGCCCGACGCCGCGGCCAGGGTGATGAGGCCGCACAGGGTGGATTCGATCAGACGGCGGCGCCCGCTGCCGCCGTCATAGGTGATGCGCATGAAGGAGATGCTCTGCGCCAGCAATGCCCCGGACACGGCGGGCCAGTTGTCCATCAGCCAGGCCATCAGGGCGGCCCAGAGGGTGGGGTCTTTGTTCGGCATAGGGTTCATATCCCGTTCTCGTTATTGCCCGCGTCGCTCGGCGCGGCTCTGGCAGGGGACACACAACCTTACCCCCGGCACATATTGACGGCGTGCTGCCGGGATGGGGTCGTCGCACTCTTCGCAGTGGTGCCGGCTCTCCCCCTAGTAGCGCCCTTTGCCCACCTGGTTGGCCAGATGCACGGCCAGCATCCGGGCGGCGTGGTTGTTTGCGCGGTCGATATCGTCCACCTAGCCCCCTTATCCTTTGAGGTGGCGGGTGTCGTCATCCGAGAGGTACGGCACGCCATTGATGTGAACGAAGTCGGGGGAGGTGACGATGCCCTTGAGCTTGTGCACCCCCTTGCTGCCCCCCTTGGGGTCGATGTCGAGCAGGTCGGCGATCTGCAGCTTCACGCCGAAGGCCTCCACCTTCATGGTTTCGTCGCCGGTGTCGGCGTAGAACAACACATCGTCCGGTTTCAGCCCGCGCCAGCTGCCGGCCCGTCTGGCGGCATCGCTCAGCAGCTTGAAGTTCTTGGAGTCGAGCTCGAACTCGCACTCGGCCGATACCTCGCCATCCACATAGCCGTCAGGAATGCCGCGGGTTTGCGCCACGGCGCTGCTGTCGGTGATAGTGAGGCTGGCCTTCTCGACGTGCACCATGGTGCCCAGCAGTTCAATGTCGAAGCTCTGCCCTGAAATGCGTCTGGTCATGGGTTAGCCCTCCCCATTGGTGAGGCTCAGATCGAGCATGATGTTGATGGTGATCCCCTTGGGGCAGTCCACAGTGCGGATCACCACGTAGATGGAGACGTGGTTGTTGTCGGTCCACTGGGTAGCGATATCGCCATCCTTGGGGGAGGTAATTTCACCCGGGAACGGCTGGCCGTTGATGGTGCTGGTCTTGGCCATCTCGCGCAGGTCTTTGCCAAAGTAGAGGATGGCGGCGGTGCTGCCCGGGGTGGAGTTGAACGAGCGATCGCCGATACGGGCGATGGCACGTACCCGCATCCGGCGCGCCACCTTGTAGGCCACCCGCAGGTTTTCGATCACCTGGTAGTCGCCGCCCTCGGCGTCCAGGGTGCGACCGTCGGCCCAATAGATGCCGTCATAGTCCGGGTACCACATCGGCACCGAGAAGCGGTTCTGCTCCAGGGTCTGCAGGGTAGCCAGCGGCAGCTCGACCCCATCCTTGTCCTTGGGCTTGTTGCCAAGGCCGACCAGGGCGCCGGTTTTGACCCGGCACGGAGTATCGGCAATGCTCACCGCCCGGTTGCAGAGGCGACCGGCATAGGCGCCGGCGAGGTTGGGCCACAGCTGTGGCAGCAGGGTAACGGATTCGGCCTTGATGCCATCTTGCAGGGTGACCAGGGCGGCCTCGTAGTCGCTCCAGCTCTGGCCATCCTTCTCGACGGCATTGTTCCCCGCGACCGCCAGCAGCATCAACTGCCAGCGACCCCACTTGGCGATCAGCTCCTGGTTCAGCGCATGGGCGGCGTTGATCTTCGCCTCGTCCCACTCTTGCCCCAGCATCACTTTCCAGCCCGGATTGCTTGACCAATCCGGTCAGCCGTTCGTCCTCCCGCTGTCGTGGCGATGTAGGCTGTTTCAGCCACGCGTAGAAGCCACTTCGGTGAACCCCTTGGGTCTGGCACAGGGTAACGACATTGTACCGGTCGAGTCGGGAGGTTATGAACGCGTACCTTTCCTTGACTCGCTGGCAAAGTACGCGGCGGCCTCCTTTAGAATATTGCGCTCC